GCATTATACGTTATCGTAATTGTTAATATTAATACCTGATCTTTGTATTAATGGTGGGCCATTGTACTTATCAATTTGATCAGCAGCTTCTACTTGTTTAAGAGCAGCTTCATACTGAGCTTTAAATTGTGTTACTGTTTGTGGATCCATTCCTCTGATAAATGTAGATGCAAAATATAATGCACCATATAAATAAACATCAGGATGATTAGTAATAATATGGTTAGTAGTTGTGCTACCACTTAAAGCATCGAATGCTTTATAATAAACTAGTCTAGCTGTATAAGATGAATCTGGTTCTGGTTGAAATCTAAATACAGAACCTTGAATAGTATATGTTCTTGGAGTACCACTTTGAGTCTCATCCATATCAGCTAATTGAAATGGGCTTACTAACTGTAATGGTTTAGCAACAGTTGTACTTGTAATTACAAAAGAACGAGCTGCTAAGAATCCAGTTGGTAATGATTCAGTTGCACTATCAACAGTAAATGAACTATCAATAGTTTCCATTTGTCTTACTCTTAATCTACGATTAAAGTCTGCTTCTGTTAAATCTATAAAGTCATCTATTTCAGAAGTAAGATCATCCCTTGCTAAGAAGTTTGCTATAGCTGTTTTTAAATTTGCGTATGTATCTAATGCCATTATAATTTCTTATCTCCTGTTCTAAAAAACATATACTCATTACTGTTTACCATCTCTTTAATAATGTTTGTTTGTTCTTCATTATTAAGTTTGTAAAAGTTTGAGTGACCGAATCTTTCCTTAGTCTTAACCTTTAAAGCAATAATAGGTATCTGAGCTATTCTTTGCAGATCTCCTCTTTGTGCTTCAGGCATATGATTACGAAGGATTTTGTTATCTTCTAAGATAGGAGTAGTATCTTGTTTACTTCTTACAACAAGTTTTCTAGTACCCCTATCAATATGTATAGGTTGATTGGAATTATATATGTCCTCCATATTATAGCTCCGTTGTATCTACATCGTAAGCGTCTATTAAGACTCTCCATCCATAAGTTGAACTCATATATACAAGACCAATACCAGTATTTTCTGTAGTTAATGTAAGGTCTGCTGTACCGCCTTGTATTTTTAAACTGTTTCTTGCAACTGTTAAGTTGTTATTATCAAATGATGCAGCAGCATCAAGTATGTGTATTTCATCTCCGACTGCAGGTGAAGCAGGAAGTGTTAATGTCCAAGCACCACCAGATGTATCAGCAAGTATTCTATCTCCAGCTACTGCTGTATAAGTTGTAGTCTTAGCTGTCCATCTTTTAAGTGAACCATTTACTGCACCAGTTGTAGTGATTGAATCTATGTATGCATCCTTAAAGTACAAAGAGGAAGTACCTAAGTCTACATCTGAATCTGTAATTGGTCCAAGTACACCATTAGATATACTTATTTGTTCATCACCAGCAGCAACAAAAGCAAATGAATCTGATGCGTGTTTATAATGAATACCACCAGAGTTAAATGCAGCATTATCTCCAAAGTCAATCAATCCTATGTTATTAGCACTACCAGCCATTTGAATACCTGGTCTATTATCATCTTCAAATACAGCACATTGATTACTTGCATATAATGGACTTGATGCTAAATCATTTACTACATGAAGTTTTAATGCAGGACTATCAAAATTAATGCCTACATTTACAGGTATCTCTTTAAATAAATTTTGTACTGTGATTTTTTTTGTAGCACTAGCACTAGCATCTACAATAGGTAACGAATCACCTGATGCTGTTGTTGTCAATGCTGTCAAATCACTAATCTTACTGTCAGCCATGTTTTATCCTCTTTTTAAATTGTTTCTTTCTTTGTTTATCTTGTTTGATATTTTCTTTAAGTTGTTCTGAACTTTTCTCTCTCTCTTTTAAGATTTTACAAAGTTCTTCAAAGCTCTTAACTGTGGTCATCTACGTTTGCCTTGACCACGATATTTTTTAAAATCTCTCTTTTGACTTTTATTCATTGAACTAGTTTTTGGATTACGACCTATCGAAGTACCATGATATATTGCTTCATGTTCGTTATTGGACTTCCATTTCTTTGCCACTAGTTTGCAATAGGAGTATCAGTTTCATAAGAGACACCGACTCCTTGTTCTAATATAATATTATCTCCACCTTCTTTTAATAGGTAAGTTAGATCTTCTAATAATATTGCATCATTAGGTACATCTGTCCTTCTGTTACGATAGCGATCCTGACTTCGTATTGAAAAAAAGATTGGTCTCATTATTGTGTAAGTTCAGTTACTCTTGATGTACCAGTAGTAGAACCTACTCTTAGCATAGCAACTTTAGTTGCAGGTGTTACACTAAAATATTCTACAGTAAATGCAGGTATCAGTAATGAAGAAGATGTAGCAGTTGGGCTACTAGCAAATTCAACATATGCATCAACAGTTGTTACAATTCTTATTTCATTTGTTTGTGAACCAAATGCACTAGATGCAGCAGAAGTGGAACCTACAGCTACAGTCTGTGTAGTAGATGGTCTAAATGTTGTTGGAGCTTTATTCATTTGTTTTCCTTTTTAGATTTTTCTAAAGCAAGGGAGCCGAAGCTCCCTCACTAATTATGATTATTGGTTAATATCTAAAATGATACCGTGTGCGGCTTCATTTCGAACTTCCAATGTGTACTCAACTAAAAGTTGTTTCTTGTCAGAGTCACCAGTTTTTGATAAATCTTGAACCATGAAATCTCTTAGGTAAGCAGTAGCTAACATATCACGCTGAATGACGAATACGTCTTTAGCGTCAGTAGTAGCCATTACTCTATTTGGTACAATCTTAAGATCACCGAAATCCGAGCTATAAACGTCAATAGCTGCGTACTCCGTTTTATCTCCAGCTGGACCAAAACGAGTTGTATTAGCATTAAAACCAGATATTACTTGTTTAACTGATGGTGGACATACTAACATATCCATGTCTCCACCTGATGAGTAAACCTCTTTAATAACTGTTTTTAAAATTGCTTCAGTTAAATCTCTGTCTGTACCAGAACCAGGTAGGTCAGTACCAGATCCTGTAGAAAGAGTACCACTTGTTCCTGCATCACCGTTAGTTTTAATCCAAGTAGGAATAGATCCTAACTCTCTAGCGGCAGTTGCTGAACCAGCGACTTGTATATTGGGTTCGATTAGATCGAATTCCATATCTTTTTTCAACTCTTTAGATTTCTTAGCAATTTGATAAGCCATCTCATCAGCTCTACCAGCAGCGTCTACAGCTGATTGAGTACCAGAAACAGCGATCACTTTGTCAGAAATTTGACAGTAGTTGAAAGCTCTTGTTGTTGCAGTCATAGCATCTGTAGTTGCTTCGTCACCTTCAATAACTGCGTTAGTTGCAGGTGTAGCAAGTGCATCTAGTTGCCATTCATGCTTAGTTGATTTTGCAGCAGCACGTGGGATCGCACTTAGTATTGGAGTATCTTCAGGACTAACGTTATATATAACATTAACTAAATCTTCTCTAATACCAGTTGTATCGTACGTGTCGTACAAATTAGTTGGTTGTGCCATAAGGCCCTCCTATTAAAGAAAGTCTTTGAAAAGATTAGCAGCATCTCTGATGTTACCAGTCTTTTTAAGACGATTGAGTTTTTCGTTTCTAAGTCGAGCTTGTTGTTCACCTTTTGTTTTGGTTGAACCACCCTTCACAACCTTAGGAGCGTTTGCAATTTTCTTTTTAATCTTAGGATTAGCACGTCTAATTTTATCATATGCCAATGCATCTCTAATTAATAAGACTTGTCGTGAATCATAGATAGTATTTATCTCTTGATCATTATAGCCAACATTAGTTAGATATGATTTCATATCAGATTTTAATTTACTAGCTTTGCCAGGATCATTAAACTCTGGTACTAATGACATAACCTTAGACTGTTCTCCTTGTATGAACTTTTGTAACTCAGCATTCTGAGCTTGTTGTGTTTCATACTGGATTCTTTGAAGATTCTCTGCACGTCTTCTCATCTTATGCTCTAGCTTACTAGCTTCAGCAGGATCGTCTTCATACAGTTTTTCAAAGTCTATATTTGCATACTCCGCTTGTAGTTGTGATTGAGCTGAGTTATTCAACTCATTCAACTTAGCGAGTTTTTGATTGATCTCAGTTTGAGATTGTTGAAGTGTTTGATCAAGCCTTGATTTCTCTAAGGACAAATCTTGTTTACTTCGT